ATTAGATACATCAAACTCGATAATACCTTTAGTGTTTGAATAGATTGAGCCTGCACTAACTTGTAATAGTTTAGTGAGCATAACGCCTGCATTAACTACAGTTACTTCTTCCCCTGAAGTTTCCATATACCAATCCTTCTTAACTTGTTTGTAATACTTCTCTTGTTGTGGTGTTAAGGGAACTTCACGAGTTGTATACAATACATCAGGTAAGTCAAGGCATTCATCTTTGGTATATCGAATAGCAGGTTGTAGTGTTTTAAATACAATATCTTGTGCGTTAAATCTAGGCACCCAGGTGAACTGGCTGACTTTTTGCATTACCATATCCTTAAAAGTTCCTGCGTATTTCGGAACGGATGCGGGGTTCACAAGTCTAGCCAGTCCATATGCGTCGGCAGGAGATTGAGCAGCGGGTGTTCCTGTCATAAGCCATAACCATGTCTGAGGTGTTACTACACGATTTAAAGCTTTCCACCGACGAGTCGAGACAGTTTTAACATAGTTGGCTTCATCAATAACAACCAAATCAAAACCGCCTGATTTAATTTCTTTCTCTACAATTTCTATACCATCATAATTAATGATGACTACATCTGTGTTTTCTGCAAATACTTTTCTTCTTTTCTCAGCACTGCCATGAGCAATACCTACACTTCTATGCATAGCAGTTTTAAAGAAATCTGATTGCCATGCTGCTTGCATAATAGATAGTGGGCATACAACGAGCATGCGTCTAATCTTACCTTGTGTCATAAGGTAATCCGCCGCCCATATCACTGATGATGTTTTACCTGTGCCTGCTTCAGATAAACAATAGGCACGTCTATGTGCTGATAGAAACTCAGCCGTAGTTCTTTGATGGTCAAAGGGTTTATGAATACCTGGAAAGTTGTAGTCACGTGTGATCGGAGATGGCGGGTTCTTAACACGCATATCAGATAACGTTAAGACTTCATCTAATCCCCAATTAACGGCTACTTGGGTTACGCCATTATCATAAGATTTAACAATCTTACTTTTTGGTATCTTGTCTAAAATTAATTCAGGGCGTTTTGTGTTAACAATCAACGCCTTATCTTTATATACTTCCAATGCAATCTCCTAGTGATAAAAATAGACGCGCCACCGAGAGAGGATAATGACGCGTCTTTGACACAAGTGTTAACACATAAGGTAGAAAGCGACCTTTACAAGGAGTCTTATTGTTAACTGACGTGGTTTTGCCCCACTCACGCCTAGGGGTGATCTTACTTTTTGTTCTTTTTATTTTCTCTTGCAACAATCTTTTTATTAGGAACGTTTCTTTTAACAGAGTGATCGCTGTTTCTATCCATAGAGTCATTGACATTAGCATCAACTACTCTTAAATTACTTAACACTGTTTTACCACCTTTACTTAGTGGCACTATGTGGTCAACGGCTTTGCCGTCACCCTTATGCACTTTACCTGCCTTCATCATAATACGTCTAGCTTTATTTCTTTCTTCACGCATTTTGATTTGCTCAGGTCGTGCTTTGTATATATTCTCTTTTTTATAATCTCTTGCCATTATTTTCCCCAATGTGAACATGATTGAACAGGACAAAATTTTCGACAAGCGAAATTCGGCACAGCATTAAACACCCCTGACTGATGAGCCGTATCTATCCTATGCGTTATTTTACCCCATTCTGCAAACATATCCTCTACTTTATCAGATGTATAGTCTTCTTTCAATATCTCTTTTGACACTAAAAATACTAGCCCAGACTTGATTTTTTGCATATCTGGGAAGTGTTTAAATATAGCTACACTAAATAAAGATAGCTGTCTAGTATCAGCATATTGGCTAGACTTACCTGTCTTATAGTCGATTAGGGTTGCCATCTTTGTTTCAGGATTAATGACTAGTAAGTCAATTACCCCACGCCACCAAACATCTTTAGCAAAGAAGTCGCAAGGTTGTAAGTCTTTGGTTAAGCCTAACTTATACTCACAGTATTTATCCCCTGGAATTGCAATTAACTTATCAAGCGTAGGTTTAAACATTTCAAACTTATCAGGTAAGGGAGTTGCGTTCTTAACGTATAACTCACAAGCTTTGTGAACTTCGTTACCATAAAGAAAATGCTCTGTGTTTGGGTCTTGCTTTATATCCTTAGCAACATACAGATGATAATACTGCTTAGGGCATTTCTCAAATGTTGTAGCACTTGAGTAAGACCACGTTTTAAATTCAGCCATTACCACACCCATGATACAAAACTATCTCGTATCCCTTTAGTTACAGGGTTGACTTTGTGTGGATATAAAAAGTTAGATGGAAATATTAGTATGTCCCCTTGTTTTAATTTAATTTCCATGTCATCAAACATAATAAATTCTCCACCTTCATAATCATCATTAAGAAATCCTACGATAGATAATGTAGGTATACCTTTACGTTCGCCATCAAACATATCGTGAATATGGTCACAATGTTTAGCCATAGTTTTACCTTCTCTATACCGATTAAATCTTATGTGAGTAAAACCTTTCCACCCATTAAAGTAATCATTTTTAAAGTCAGTTAAAATATATTGGCTGATTGCTTCCCACACTTTTTGTGTAAGTTTATCTCGTGTTGCAATATTATCCCACGATACATCAAGCTCTTGCTCACCACTTTGAGTAACATATTTACCATCTGCATTATAAAAGACATGTTGTTTCCATGTAGCTTCATCTATTTCTTTTCTGATTTGATCACATAATTCTTTATCAAGCCAATGATATACTTTGATGTAGTCCGTTAATTTATCCATTCTTAAACTCCGTAAGCGACTTATTGTCACCAAGAGTTCCCTTAATAAAACTATTAAAGGCTAAGCTAATTCTTGTTTCATCTGCTATGACATCTTCTACATGATGAGTAAGACTTGATGGGAATACCACAATACCACCTGTTTTTACATTAAACCACCAGGAATCTGAGTTATATATATCAAATGTATCTGTAGCTAATTGCAATTGTTTATAACCAGATCTATGGAATGTAATCTTATCTTTTGTGGAATCTGTATGGATATATAATACGCCTGAGATAAAGCTGTTTGGATGTTCGTGTTTGTGGTGAAACTCACCCTTTTTTGTGTAGTTAAGCCAAGATTGAGTAACAAAGGCTTCTGCTGGATATTTGGGCTTATAGACTCGTTTAATGTATTCATTGATAACCTCTGTAACAAATTGTTTAACATCAACCAATTCTGGTTCTTCTAATATATAGTTGTTATTAGATGTAACATTACCTACATTACGATTGGTTTTATCTGGAGAATTATGAGATTGTACAAATGCCATCTCACCTTCTGTAAAGTCTCTACCCAACTCTGTAAACATCACTGGTGTTGGAAATAGTAATTCAAAGTTAGGTTCTTTCATATAATCCTTATTTAATATTATGTGCAGCTTCTATAGCTCTTGCAAATTTAAAGAAGTAACTATCAAAACTTTTGTCTTGAATGATTTCATAATATATATTAGAAATCTGTTCATCAGTTAATGGCTTAGTTAGTTTAGGCAATTTATCCATATCTTCTGATGTTAGCTTTTGTTCCATCCATTGTCTATAGTTTTCCATTAATGCATTCTCCTACGCATAGCGGTTTCTAAAGTTTTAATCTTAGCTTCTAAGCGCTTGATTTTAACATACATTTCTTTAGATTCTTTGTTATGTTCAGCTACTTTTTTACCTAAACCTTCTAAACATTTACCAAGTTTAATACCTAGTGGTTTATCTATGGAATAAACTTCCTCAGCTATTTTGATAAGTTCTTGAAACATAATGCTCCTTTTTTGGTGTAACCATTTTACTTAAACATATAGCACATTTAAAACGTCTAATGTTTTTATTGGCCGTAGATACGACACGACCAGTTTCAGCAGGTCTAAATTGAAGACATGATGAGCAATACTTTTTATCAGTCATCTAACATGCCACCTAAATAAATATGTGGCTCTTTAGCTTCACGTTCTAATTCTCTTAATTCAAATTCTTTTTTGGCGTTGTTTAAGAATTCATCAAGCTTCTCTTGTCTTTTTCCTTTAACATAGATTTCAGCAAGGAATACTATAAGAAATAATACCCACCAATATATGCTTGCATCAAAGTGATCTAAAAAGAATAGTCCTAATATATCAATCATTTTCTTGTTCTCCTTTTAATTGCGGGAAGTCCTACTATAGTCTCATCTTCCATCATAGCTTTAGCCATAGCTTTAGCCTCTTCTGGAATCTTATGTATAGGAGTGCCACGAATGAGGTAACCCATCATGGCAAGTCCAGCATACAATGACTCCATATATTCTTTTTCATTATCTGTCATAAGATAGTTCATCCATACTTCTAAGTTTATCTTGAGTTAAAGCGTATCCTTTACCATGACCTAAATCAATTAAATTTTCTTCTTGCCTTAATTGAGCGCCTCCAGCCCATCCTACCAAGTTAATAGTATTCTTATCTGCAATAGCAAGGATATAAATATTAACATCTCTATTCTCTTTCAGAGTGCATAAAAGTCTACCTGTCTTGTAATGAGTGGTCTTGACATCATAGGCTGTACCATCTCTTAATCTTCCATCAGCACTACATGATCTTGGAGATAATCCAAAATCTGGAAATAGATTAAAACGTTTAGCAAACGCATATTCACCCATCATACCCATGATGTCAGCTTCTATACCATCTTGGTTACCCATCTTTACATCTGTGATTGATGCAGTACGAGCAATTAATGATCTCATGCGACCTGCCATTTGGCAAAGTAATATTTCATCTGGATTTAAAGTTACAATCATTTTCTTAACTCCAACGTCTTTATATCAGAGATAAGATCATCTGAAATCGTAGTGTTATAAACAGATATCGTAGTTGCACTTTCATTACATTCAATAATCTTAATAGCGTCTTTTAAAGCTCTATTGTATCCGCTATTGTATTCTGAGTTACCTTCAATAATCATCTGAATTGCATTACGAATAAGCTCAGATGCTTTTCTATCNTTAGCAAGCATCTTTAATTTCTTAATAAGATCACTTGGCAGATAAACTGAATAAGGTACTAGTTTGTTTGTTTCCATAAAGTATAGTCCTTATATAAAATATCAAGTTTAGCTTGAGCTGCAACGTTAGTTTTAAGTTGAGACCTAGATTCTAGTTCTAAAAAGAATCTTAGCCATTGAGTAGCATTTTCATAATCTTTGGTTGATATCTGATTCTTAGAAAATAAGTATTCCCAAAACTTTGGATCACGACATAACATGCCTGATATACGAATGGCTCGATCAGATGCAAACTCTTCTTGTCGATCAATAGGAGCTTCATTGGTATCAAGTCTAACCATCACTACTTGGTATCTAGCCCCAACAAAATCCCTGAGTAATGTTTCAGGGATATCGTCAGGATGCATAGATAAAGTTAGTACATATCCAGTTTTGTCTTGTTTAAGGGCAACCTTAATACCTTCAAACTGAATCGTTTCCATTATTGCTCCCAGGGATTCTTGCCAGCTTCTTGTTTAGGAGGCATAGGTTCTGATACTGCTAAGCCTAAAAAGCCTTCTCCTGTGGAGTTATTTTGTTTATTCCAAGCAGATACTCTTAGGTTAATTAAAGGACTATCTTTATACTTAGATAATAAATCAATCAACATATTACGATCTACATGGATATTGCCTATAAGATCAGGTCTGTTCTCTTTACCTTCTTTGTATCTATTTTTACCTAATGTACCGCTATTTGGTCTTTGTTCTGCCATGATTATTTCCCTTCTATTTTGTTTTTAGTTTCAGTAAATTTATCCATCATTTTTGTAAAGGTCTCAGGATCTACCTCTTTCACCTTATCAAATAACACTTTGTTCTTTTTGAATATGTTCATAATATCATCTGTCTTAGTACACATTCCTAAAAACATCTCTGTGCTATCTTGAATAAGATTTAGCCATGAGATTGCATCGGACTCCGTATATGCTGGAGCATCGATTTGCCACTCACCACCTTTGCCTACAATGCGTGGACTTGTCTCTGTAGGCTCAGCTTTTTTTGGGTCATCTTTTCCTGTGACTGCATCTAAAGCATCATGCTCTACAATTTCTAAAGCATTAACCCATAGATATCTTCTCAAGTAAGTTTGTACTGCACCCAAGTTTTGAATTGCATGACAACCTTTTAACTCAGCCGTAGACATAGGTGAACTAAACACCACAAAGTTTGGTTGTGTTGCATCAGTCGCATCCGTGTCTACGATGGTTAATGTTGCCAATTCTGTACCGTAAGATACAGTTCCACATAGGCCTACTTCTGCAAAGATTGTTTGAATCGTTGGTAAGAAGTCGCCTAATTCAAAATACTCATATCCAGCAAACTTATTCTTGCCAGACTTTTTAAGCTGTGTTGATTGAAGCTTCAACCTAGCTTGTTGTAATTTTCTATATACGTTCATTTCTTAAGTCTCCTTTGTTTTTCTCTTTGTAAATACCATATAGCTTTATCAATATCTTCTATTGCATCGTTCTTTAAATCAGCACGCCATATATACTTTGTTGCATTGCCAAGACAGAAACTCATATGCTCTGTAACTTGTATACATTCAATACCACTTGGATGACTCGTGTAATGTTTTGGGTGATTAACAGCATCATAATTTTTACTCATCCTTGTTTCTCCATGTAAGCTTTATATTGTTTACACCATTTGTTTACTAAACAATAATCCTTACAACGAGTACGATCACCTTGTCTAATTTGTATTTCATATTCACTGCCTAATTCTTTCTTGGCAGCTTCTGCTAATTCAGGAGATTCATGTAAAGACTTTGCCCTTGTATTACCTTGTTTAATAACTGCCCATACAGGTGGCTTTTCCCACATCTCTGCTGGGGTACACTCAGGTAGTTCCGCATTAGTTTCCATTGCAAATTCAGCAGCGCTATGTTTAGCAATACGTCCTTTGATAAAAGTTTCTTGTTCTTCAAAAGTCCATAAAGGAATATCTACTAAAGCAATATTCTTTTGTGGATAGTCAGGTTTACGTTCAGCTTCACGTTTACTCCAATCTTTTAAGATAGCTACGATTGTGAGCGATTTAATATTGACTTGTTTATTTTTAGCAACTAACCATGCATAGATATTAAGTTGTTGTTCCCATTCAGGCTTATCATTCATCACAGCCCAAACAGATGTAGTTTTATAGTCTTGGATATGAATA